TCTTCCATATAGAACTCTAATATCTCACTTGTTCTTGCCGAGAAGTTCATATTACTACCTGATGTTAGATAGAAACATAATTTCTGTGAGTCCTGTGGTATTACATTTGTTCCTGATTGGGTAATGTTATACGGCATATAAAACACAGCGTTCTTCCATATATCATAGTTATTTACGATGGTTGAGTTGTTTGCAGTATATGCTGAATAAGTGTAGTTTTGACCTTGTAAGTCAGCACCTCTTACTACCACCCTTGTAGTTTGGTTATTAAAATAGTCGTTTTGTCCGTCCAAAAATGTTATAACAATAGGACAATCGGGATGATGTTGTCTTCTTCTTACCTTGTCTGATACAAACCCATCTTGTGATATTGTTTGATATACTCTACCTGCAGCATTTAAGAACTCACGAGGCCCACAAGTTGTATCGTCCCCTCTCTGATAAATGTGTCTAAACAAATCATAGTAATACCACGATTGATTATTCACTTGGAAGAAGTTGGGAGATTGTGTATAACCTGACCCTAATGTTGCTCCTGATAGATAAGGTGATGGAATAAGTTTGTTATCCACACCAGGAAATATGTTGATTGGATCTGGTTGGTATGATGCTAACAAATCCATATCTATAACAATAGATGATGTTGAAGGATCTTCATATTCACAACCCACCTTTATTACATATTGTTCTGCGTGCCATAATACAGGTAAAGTAGCACTCAAGTTATTACCACCATAAATGTTAAACGCATTTAATGTTCTTGTATTTGTAGCATCACTCATTGTAATCACAGAGTTCTCTTGTGCTACAGGGTTAAGATACGGATAGGTTGTACCCGAAAATCTCGGATTGGCTTTAAGGAATGTTCTAACAATTTCTTCCAACTCAATTATTGCTTTACCATAAGAGTTTGGACGAACCTTTAATCTTGCAGCTGGTTGAGGATTACCTGAAAAGTTTATACTATCAGGTCTAAAATATACATCGATTACAAACTTGAAGTTCTGTAAGGTATATCCTGTTGATGAAATTGTATAGATGTGCTCTCCATTACTTGGGGTAATTGTTAGAGGGGATTGATCTATGTTTATTATAACACTCATATTATTCGTTTGGTTCTTGAATTATTTTTATAAGGAACTCTTGTAAGTCCATTCCAAGTTGTGAAGCAGGGCCATTAGGTTTATTAAACTCTTTAACGAAGATATCAAAACTATTATCATAGAAATTGGTAGGTCTAATACCGAACTTCTGTATGGACTTGGAGATTGCAAATGCAGCACTCTTAATGTTAAACTTCTTGAATCTACCTTTAGGGTCTCTATTCATTCCCTTTGTTTTCATCCAAGCCATCAAGGGTTTTAGTGGAACATATTTACCTGGCTGTCTTCCATCATTTACATACTTCCAATATTCTAACATATTGACCTTCATTTTATTTGTTGCTGGGTCAAATGAAACATTTATGGAGTTGTATAGATTACCTGTTTTAACCTTCATATTCCTTTTACCTGTAGATGGTTTTTGACCGAAGTATCCTGGTGCGTATGGATAAGGTTTTGCAAGGTTATCCTTTAATGCTTCTTGAAACTTAAGAGCAAGTTCCTCCATAGCCGCATCAAAGTTTGGTTGTGGTATTTGTTGGAATGAATAAAACTTATAATTAGTTGCTGTTTCCATCACTATTGTTATCACAAGGTGGGAACTCTGCATAAGGAGCAATACACCTGTTTATTGCGTCAGGAACTCTTAATCTAATCTTACCAGTCCAACCATTTACAAAGTCATCATACGCTTCACCAAATGGGGTCATATCAATAGGGTAGTCAATATCAAGATTACAATAACATTCCATTCCTGTTGCATACCTCAATTGAGCTATTACATCCTTTAGAATATCTAATGTATCACTATAGGTGTCTAACTCATTATCAAAGTTCTTAACATTCTGTATATCCATTATGAGTATGTTAAACTCATAGGTAGTTTCTTTACCATCTGTTCTTGCTAATTCAGGTATTACCCACATAGCAGGATAGAAGGGGGCTTGATTGATTTGTGTGTTGTCTTGTTTCAACCTCATCTCTGTTTGATAGATCAGTTGTTCCACATCACCGAATCCCCACGATTGTATTTGTTCGTGATAATCTGCTAATTGTCTTAACAGATCCATTATCTTTTTATAATTGTAATATCCTACTCCGTTAGACATCTTTTCTTATTTTATATTTTCTTCGATTACTCATTTGAGTTGATTTATCCGCCCATCTACAATTTGTAGGTTCGTAATTTTTATTGTTATCAATCCTATCTAAACTATGACTTCTCGATGGTTTCAATCCCATATCTGTTATAAAATATGTAAATGAATCCATCCATTTTTCACAAACTTCTATACCTCTCCCTCCATAATAAATATAGTTGTGATTGTTAGGATTATTACATCTTGCTTTCATATGTTGCCAACTACGATATTCACTCGTCTTATGAAACCCGTGCTTAAAGTTTCCTGTATCTTTCGTTATAATATCTTCTCTATTCATTATCTATTTTTCATTTGTTGTTGTAATTTCTGTTGTTCTCTTCTTCTCAAATCATTTATGTCTTTAGTATAAGCTAAATAATTGAGACAGAAAACTAACGGATACGTAGTAATCGCTTCAATTTTTGTAATATCTTCGTTCGCCATCGAGCAAAGAGTAGCAAACCAACCCCAGTGCTTATCAAAGGAACGAACTTCACGAGAATCCAAATCATCTTTCCCGTCAATCTCAACTTTTCCCAAAAAGAGGCCTGAAAATTGCCTGATAAGGTTTTCTCTAAATGAAAAAAAAAATTGGTTGCTCCCCTTACATATTTGACTGGTAGTTTCTTGAACTCCTCTGCTTTAAGTTGCAGTTCTTTTGAATTGTAAGGTTTATAGTTTCCGTTCTCATCTAATTCACGATATAACATCGCCATTAGTAATGGCATTTCTTTTTTCTTTTCGTGGGGTTCTTTGGTTAAGTATGTATCTATGTCTATGAACTCACCAAAAGTTAGATTCGGTAAATCAAGAAAACGATACTTTTTTCCGTTAAACTCTAGCTCGTTATAGAACTTATCCCCATCTTGATTAAGAAAAGTGGATATTTCTGTGGATAATTTAACCACCTCCATATAATCACTATTCTCAATATCCTCTTCGGTAAGTCCTGTGATGAATGATAATAACTTTACACAGAACTCTCTCTCATCAGTCCATTCTTGTAATAGTGTTAGTTTAGACCACATTTCAACTGTGGGTTCTTCGACCTGGTATTGTTTGTTTTTATAATTAAACTTCATCATATAGAAATATCTTTTTTGTCTTTTTTATTCATAACTTTATCTCACAACATAAGTCCCATATGTTGCTTTTTTCTTGAACGAATGGAATGATAATGCAAGGGATATTACAGTATCGTCGTGGAACCCCGTAGGACTTCCATATTTGACCTTTCTTGACTTTGGTGAGTATTCGTATGTAAAGACGCTTAACTCCTTGTATAGGTCTGCATTTAACTCCTGTGTGGGTAGTTTTAATTTGCTCTCGTTCATCCCCATAATCAAATCTTCAATCAGGTTCTGCTTGCTCTCATTATTGGTAATAAATGGTTGTACCGATGGGTATTGTTTTTTGATCTGTTCGTATAATACATCACCAATACTATTCACCTCGGCAAAACATACTGGTCTCCACTTCTTTAACTTTACCACAACCTCGCTAATGATGATATCCCAACTCTTCTGTCTCTCTCTGTAAAAATCAACTACCTCACCTTCACTATTGAGTATCAAAAGAACAGTATAGTCATTCTGTCTTCCAAAGTCCAAACCAGCATAATACTTCTTTGATGGATCTTGATTGGGGTAATGATCTAACACACAACAATTCTTTAATGAACCAAATACTTCACCACCATCATCTATGAACTCTGCTAGTATCTCTTGTTTGTATATTGTTTCAGGTAGGGACATCTTTGCTTCTTCCAACTCTTCTGCTGTAATGAATGGTGTGTCGAACGATGTAGCGTAGAATGTTTTGTATTGGGGATATTCATCACTCATACCTCTCATCGCTAAATTGTAAAACCAATTCCTTCCCTTTGGTGTTGAGATGAATAATACCTTCTTACCATTCACAAGGACTGTTGGTCGTAGTACTGTATTCCATACTTCGTCTTTGATGTATGCTGCTTCATCTACCACAAGATAGTTTAATGTATAACCTCTTAATGTATCTTCTCTCTCCCCTGATCTAAAATAGATTACAGATCCGTTTATAAAGGTGATGGTTAGTTCTGACTTATTGACTGACTTGGTAAGTGATGTTCCTGCTATTGTGTTGGTAAGTTCTGTGAATACTTTTTTTGCTTGTGAATAAACCGGTGATACCCACATAGACACGGAGTTATTATCCTCCAAAGCCCATTTGAGTAATAGGTTCATTGCAGTAAAGGACTTACCTGCTTGTCTTCCAAAACAACC